GTAAACAGTTATTTTTTTAATTGATTTGAAATTTATCCTCCAGTACTTGCTTTAACTTGATTTGTCGTCTAACAAAATTTAATTTTTTGACGATTTTTTCCATTCGATTTATCCTACCTTTCTTGCGTAACTTTGATGCGTGAATTTGTAAATCTTTTTCAAGTTGTTGTAGTACCATTTCTCTACCTTTCTAAGATAGTAGAGTCAGTCCTGTAGTAATTTTGGGAATGCCTCCTCTACTATCGGTCTGCTTAAACCGTTTGGTTTTTCTTTGTTAATCATTGAAATAACGAGTTTGGCGTCTTCAGGGTGTACGCCTTCTAAAATACCGATGAATATATTTTCTCTCTTTACTTTTTGCATTTTATCACCTGGACCGCCTTTCACAAAATATTTAAATTTTTGATTTTCTTTTGTTAAATTTGCAGGGTGATAATGTGCTGGTGATGGTGTGTATGGTGGCTGACCTGCTGGTAAGTTCCATTTAACCTTTGAATCCATTGTGCCTCGAATAATATCTTTCAACGCCCATGTTTCATTCTCTTTTAGTATTCTTACTTTATCATTACGATTACGTTGTTTAGCCACTTCTTCAAGGACTTCAAAAACATACTGTTTCATTAAATAAACTCCTGTGCACTTTTAATCAATTCATTACACTTGTTTTCGACAAGATAAGGGAATACTTTACCTCGTCTCATCCATCGTGTGTCTGGCTTGTCGGCCATAAAATTATTTATAATTTCTCTTCTGAGCTCTTTTGGTGTTTCACTTAGATCAATTAATTTTTTATTCCTACAGTAGTTTCGATACCAAGAGGCTGCATATAATAATTCACCTTCTTCTAGATCTTCTATGATACTATCTATCTTCTTTTGAGTTATTGGTGTTTGCCTGAAACCTTCAACAAATACGTTATCATCAGATAAAATATTTGGTACACCATCACCTTTATCGCCTTTGATAATATGTGTTTGTAACCACACTCTTGGATTATCTACACTTAATTCTTTTTTAAGAAGTGGTGAGAACTGTCTTACAAATTTATACTTTTGTAATTGTAAGAAGTCTCTGTCAGAAGATACGATCATAATTTTTTCAGGATCGTAATCTCTATTTGGATCCGGATTTCGAGTAACTAATGTACCTATGACATCATCGGCTTCACAACCATCTACTCTTACAACAGTATAGGGAAAGTTTTCTGCAATTTCTTCTCGTATTTTATTTAAAATTCTAAAAGCTTCACCCCAATCAAATGTAGATTCTTTTTGTGTTTTCTTTCTACTTGCTTTGTATTGTGGAAAAGCTGTCTTGCGCCAGTTATTTGACGCATCGACAGCAAGAACTAATTCACCATACTCTTCTTTGTATCTTGTACGATACATTCTAAGGGAGTTGAGAATCATATGGCGAATTAGTTGTTCGTCAAACGTTTTATTAATTATAATGCTTGCTAAAGCAATGCCACTGTAGTCAACAATAATCATGAGTATTCACTCCATGACTGATCTGGATATCTTGATTCTCCCCAAGATAATCCATCAGGACGTCTTAAATCATTTCTTGTCCAGATATAAACATCCCATAGTGTAGCATTTTTTATACCACCTTTTGGATTGCCACCGTAAACAAAACCATACTTTGGTTTACGACCTTTCTTTTCAACTCTAAACTTTTTGCTAGAGTTTGCATTAACAACTCTTACGACAGCTTTGACTGTCTCATATTCTTTCATATCCTGAGGATCGGTAGGATCAAACCTACCAACCCATGATGTTGATCTTTTATGTTTACCAATGAAAATACCCATATTAAATTCCTTCCTTATAATAAATTCCAAATGCTTCGATTACTTTATTAGGAAAAGCGTAAGGATTACGCTCAACCATTATTTTTAATTCTTCCATAGTTAATCCTAAGAATTCTGCTTCTTTTTTAAGGATTGTAGTTGCACCTTTAATTTTCATTATGCAATCTCCTTAAAACCCATTGGCATACACTTAAAGATTTTGCCATCGGCTAGGAATTCATCGCCAACCATAGAGCTACGAAGACCGGAACCATCAAAGTTGTGGTAAAGAACTTTAACATTATCGTTAGCGTCATCGCCAATCTTTTTTGACCATGAACCTGAAATGTTTTGAGTCCATCTAAAAGCATATTCTAATGCTTCATTGATGTCATTAGTTGGAGCATTAACCTCAGCTGCTGCATGAGGTGTACCACCGAAATTATTATTATAAGTAACTTGAACTATCATATAAACTCCCTTAGTTAAATAGTTAATTTTTTATTTTATAGTTATATTATACACTGCTTTTTCGTAAATGTACACAAAAATAAACATAACATGTTAACTAAATTTTCTCCATAAAGAGTGTAGTATGTAAAACCATATACCATTGAGTGTTGGCTCAACTATCGCAACGGCACCAGCTTCCCACAAAGTTGCACCAGTCATTATGTATACAGTTGTCCCTGCAATAACAACATGACCAAGAGTGTAAATTAAACTCAGACCAAGACTATTTGTTTTTAAAAATCTTTTTAATTTATCTTTAAATGTAGGTTTACCATAAATGGCTTTTTTCCATTCTGGACTTTGTCTTAACTTCCATAACATCCAATCATAGTATCTTTCAGGTTCAGGACCAGGGTCTGGTAATTCAACGTGTTGACCTGTTCCCGTCATATCTTGTGTATACTTATTCATCGTCTTTCCTCAAAATATATTTTATGTTACAATATCCGCAAACTGCTTCACCGTTTACCATAGTATAATAAACTCTTGGATGACCAAAGTCATCTCCACCGTCACAGTAGAAGTTTTCTTCTTTTATGTAAATTATTTCACGTTCCATTATTTTAATATTATAATAATCTTTTTTGCTAATTCAGCAAACCAATCTTTTGTATGTCCTTTAGTTGTTTCTGCTGCAGTACCTATTCTTATACCACTTGTTTCAATAAAACTTCTTGGATCATTAGGCACACCATTTTTATTTACAGTTATATTTCTTTTTTCTAGTAAGTCAGCGGCTTCTCTTCCACTATATTTACTTTTACTTAAATCAATTAAAATGATATGACTATCAGTACCACCAGTTAAAACTGGTAATCCATTTTCTTCAAAGGTGTTAGCCATTTCTTTTGCATTGTCAACAACATCCATTACATATTGTTTGAATGAATCTTCTTGTGCTTCTAAATAACATTGAGCCTTAGCTGCAATAATATTCATCAATGGTCCGCCTTGTGTCCCTGGAAATATTGCACTGTTAATTTTTTTAGTATATCTTTCATCATTCCATAAAATCATTCCGCCTCTTGGACCACGTAGAGTTTTATGAGTTGTACTTGTTACAACATCTGCATAAGGTAATGGACTTGGATATACGCCACCAGCTACCAATCCACTATAATGTGCCATATCACAAACTAATTTTGCACGTACAGTAAAAGCAATATCTCTAAACTTTTTCCAATCAATAATTCTTGGATAAGCACTAGCACCTGCAACAATTACTTGAGGTTTAGTGAGTACTGCAATCTTTTCTATTTCATCATAATCAAGTAAACCATCTTCACCAACACCATATGAAACAGACTTATAAACTTTACCGCTTAATGTTGGTGGTGCACCATGACTAAGATGACCACCGCTTGCTAAATCCATACCCATAATTGTATCGCCAGGATTCATAAGTGCTTGATATACTGCAGTGTTTGCATTTACACCACTATGTGGTTGTACGTTTGCAAAGTTGCAGTTATAAAGTTTTTTAACATTATCAATAGCAAGATCTTCTATCTTATCCATATGAGCACAACCATTGTAGTATCTTTTGCCGGGATAACCTTCAGCATACTTATTTGTAAATACACTACCACATAAATCCATAACAGCTTGACTTGCAAAGTTTTCACTGGCAATAAGTTCAACTGTTGTATCTTGTCTGTACTGTTCCCAATTTAAAATTTCTTCAACGGCTGGATAAATCATTTGATAACCTTTCTGCTAAAGCCATTCCCATAGTCCACCCTAAATGTCCTGCTCCACTATTTATCCACATACGATCAACTCTTTTAATTACTGGCAACATGTTTGGTGTCATAGGTCTTAGGCATGCCCATTTACTATAATTTTCTGCGTCCATAAATGTGTTTTCTTTTACCCACTTAACGAGTGGTTGTATCCTATCTTCTCTTATATCATGGTTCCAATCTGCTAGTTCTGCCGTACCAGCAACTCTGAATGTCATATTATCAAATGGTGATGCTACAA